GACAATCCTGCGTCGAGCCCCAACGACCCTCCTTCTTCCAGGCATCGGTCTCGTCACTCGTCGTGCATGACCCAGCAGCGCATATCAACTGCTGTGGTTGGCGTGGTGGCGCGCACCCGGAGGAACTTGCTCACCGCAACAACCGGCTCTTCACCCTCGGGGAACCGGTAGACGTAGGTGAGGAACGGCGCAGCCTCGGCGGACACCGAGGACATCGACACCGTGTCGAACAGCCGAGTGGCGGTCGGCGTGCCCTCACCGCTGGCGCTGTAGCCCGTCGCGGTCGTGCCCAGCGTCAGCAACGTGTCGGGCTGGCCAGGGATCATCTTGTGGACGCCACTAGCGACGTGCGCGGTCACGGTCGCGGCCACGTCGGTCTCAAGCAGCTCGAACACCGCGTCAGCGCCGGGGGGATCGTCCAGGGTGAAACCCCAGGCGTAGACCTGGATCTGCCGCGTTGACGGCGTTGCGAGTTGCAGCATGGTCTTGATGACGGTGCCGGTGGTTACCGCCGGCAATGCGGCGGTGGTTGGCATCGCGCCATTCCAGCTCTTATAGCGATGCATCGTTTCTGTTCCCTTCTAGGTGCCCAGCACGATCTGAACGTCGCCGCCACGCGACCGAATGGACTTGCGGAGGATTTCGACTAGGAGATCATCGAGGCGGCTGCCGCCTGAGCGGATCTCCAGCACGACCCGGCCGCCAGCGCCGGCCAGGGCGGAATTCGGCGTGACTCGGGCACCGCGAGGCAGATCCACCAACTCAGGACCACGTTCACCAACGATGGCGGGACCACCTCGCCAGCTCGACGTGCCGTGCTGAAGGCCGACGAAGGTATTGTGCTTGAGCGCCTGGATACCGCGCCGCAGCTCGCCGATGTTCGAGGTGAAGTGGATATCTTTGCCGTGCAGCGAGTCGATGGCACCTTGGAGCTGGTCGGCCTCACGCTGAATCTCTTCCATGCGACGGACAGCGCCGTCCTTCATCCGCTGCATGTCCTTGATGAAGCTGTCGGCAGCGTGGCGAGAGATGCCCAAAATGTTGAAGAGTTTGCCGGCGATGATGCCCGTGGTCGCGAGTCCGGCGATCACCCCGGTGAGTGTGTAGTCCACGAAGAGGAAGCCCTGCGCAGCGCGAAGAAGAACAATAGTGAGTCTGTCGAGGGAACCCTTCAATCCTCCAGAGGCAGTCGCCGCCTGCTTGGTCGACTCGGTAGCGTTATTGGTAGCCGGAATGAGCAGAACACTCAGCGCGTTCGCCAACTCTCCAACGATCGTCTTGTTGTTTTGCCACCAGACTTGAGCATCTTGGAGAGCAGAGACCAGGCGCGTGCGCAGCCACGTAGCCGTGGCGTCGATCGCGGCCGGCAGATGGACACTGAGCCAGGTCGCCACCTCTTGAATAGCCGGCACCAGATTCTTGCTGAGCCACCCAATCGCCGTCTGGATTGCAGGCGTCAGCGCCGTGATAAGCTTCTCCTTGGCCTCGCCGATGGCGCTGGACAGCGCGTGCTGCGCCTCGGCTGCCTGCTTGCCGCCTTCAGCCCATGCCTTCTGCGCGTCGGTGGACTTCTCGTAGATCAACTCCTGCGTGGCGACGGCCTCTGCCTGTGCTAATGCGGCACCCTTGAGATCATCCTGGCCCTTCTTCGCGAGCCGGGCTTGCACGTCGGCTTCAGAGATGGCGATGCCAAGTTCCTTGAGCTGTTCACGCTCACCGAGTACCGCTGCGGATAGGATCTCTGAGACCTCGGCCGCGCTCCTGGTCCCTCCCGACCACTTCGATAGCGCGCCGGACAGATCGAGGAACTTGAGCGACATATTCGTGGCTTCTTTGGCGGTGAACCCGATCGGCTTGAGTAGGTCGGCCATATTCGCCGCCAGCCCGACGGTCTCTCGTGAGGTGAGGCCAAGGGCGCGCTTGTTCTCGTCAGCCCAGCGACGCACCCGTGGAAGTTGATCAACGAAGACCGCCTCGGCCTTGCGGTCGAGATCCTGAAGCCGAGCCGACATATTGGCGAGTTTGGGTCCGAGCACTACCGCGCCGGCACCGAGCGCCGCGATTCCTCCCACAGCTCCCAGGAGGCCAATCCCGAGGGTCTTCGCGACGCTGGCCGCACCGGCAAAGCTGCTCTTCATGCCGGTCCCGAACGATTTGCCGAAACCCTTGCCAGCCTCATCGCCGTGGCGAATCAGGTCCCGCTTGATCCGGTTCCCAGTTGCGGTCGCCTCGTCCTTGGTCTTGACCGTAATCTCGACCTCATTGGCCATCACTCACCTCCTCGATTGGTCGGCCCAGCTTCTCAATCCTGAGCAGTCGCAAGAGTTCGGCATCTTCACCGTAGAGTTGGCTTGGTAGGCAGTGGAATCGGTCGCAGAGATTTAGGATCAAGTTGGCGGCTACAAGCTCGTCGGGTTCGGCGACGATGCTTCCGTCAGCCCTGGCGGCACCGGGGACTGACCGCCATTCGATGAGCCGACTCCTAAAGGGCTCGACACCCCATAGATCGCCTCAGCCCATGTCCGCACGATGGCCAGGATGAAGTCGGTATCTTGGCTCTTGACACCTTCGAAGGTGGTCGGGACCGGCTGATCCTGATCGTCCTCGACGTTCCACTCGATCAGCGAGTCAGAGAATGTCTTGAATAACTCTTCGAGCCGTTCGACATCTTTGGGACTCAGATTGTCCGTATCAATCGTCGTCAGGCCCAGCACGCTGAGCAGATTGCCAAGTGAGGTTGAGTAAGCTCTAATCACCAGACCATCGAAATCCGACAACCCCTCGAAGCTCAGCTTGTAGACTTTCCGCTTCGGCTTGTAGCCCATCAGGCTCGCCTCTTCGTCACGCTGTAGAGCACATAGAGGATCACGTCGACCAGCGCCCAGACAAACAGAATGAATATGGCAATGACGCCGGCTCCCAATGCCGAGCCGGTCACGCATGCGGTGTCCGTCTCGACGCAACTGGTGGTACTGCCGCTGATTGTCGACAGCAGCCACCACAGGAACAGCGCATTAACGCCGAGAATGAGCGGCTTCATGTCAGCTCACGACCAAGTTGGAACTGCGCCATCCGCCAGCACGCCGGGCGCCTTCCACGTCAGCTCGCCCTTCTCACCACGGCTCAGCGCGTAGTCAGTGAACAGGCACTCGGGCGAGGGGGTGAAGGACTGGCCGGAGACGGTGAGGGCAACCGTGCGGTTGACCGACGTAGAGGGAACCGTCTTGAAGACGGCGTGCGAGGCACCGGCCGCGTCGTTGTAGACGCCGGATAGGTTGATGGAGAAGTCGGCCAGCAGAAGCAGCCGCTCCACCGCGCTCTTGTCGATGCCGGTCACGTCCTGAACATCACGCGGCGTCGAGAAGTCGAGCGAGGTGATATCGTTCTTGATCGCCTGGGGGGTTCCGCCGCTGTCGTCTACGGACAGGGTTGTCCAGCCGAGCCCGCTTTCCTTAGCCATGTTCGATCCTTTCCTTTAGTGCTTGCTGATGCTCAGCAAAGTCCTCAACCCAATGCTCGGGTTTGGTATGGATTCGTGGGTTGGTCCGTCTTGGGTTCCCTCGCCAATCACCATCCTTTACGAGGAAAATCGGCTCGCGCTCAAGCGCGGTTTGGTGTTGGGCGAAGCAATGCTGGCCAGCTTCGAAGTAGAAGGTCGTCAGGCCGTTGTTCCATTCCTCTTCGTACCGCCGCCCACTTTCCTTCCTGATGTAGTGCGCCTGCATCCGGCCGAGGACTGTTCCCTCATCGATAGTCGTCTTCCAGCCATACAGGTAGGCTGAGCAATCGACCTCGCCGCACGTCGCCGGCCGGAAGTGCGTTTCCTTCGGTGCGCGAATGCCGTAGGTCTTGTACGCCTCCGGTGGCCCCTGTGGGCTGATCCTGAAGAGCGCCATCTAGAACACCGTACTTACATCGTTCTTCGAGACGGCCACGGCAAACACGACGTTGGAGAACGTTCCAGTCGTCACGACTCGTAAGTAGCGCTCGACGGTCAGCCCGCGAGCAGTTTCGATGCGCTCGCTGGTGATGCCGGTAACCGACGTGAAGGCGCCACCAGTCACATCCGCATAGGGATCGGTACCACCGTTGTCACTCGACTCTTGCAGCTTGATCGTGACCGACGTGCCAGTGAACGCGAAGACCTGAAGGTATGCCTGCAACCCGAAGGCCGAACTGGTAGCGAAGTCCACGCCCGTTCCGTTGGTGGCAGTCGAGTCAGTCCGCTTGCCAGCGGTGAGCTGCGTGCCCCATTCGAGCCCATAACCATTTGCCTGCGCGTTGACCTTGAAGATCAGCGACCCGTCTTCGCCTCGCGTTCCGTCGTAGTTGATCTGCTTGCCAACAAGGCTCGCAGCCTGATTGCCGAGTAGCGTCCCACGGAAGTAATTGACAATCTGGTCGGTCGTAGGGAGAAGCTTGAGCCGAGGGTGCGCCCGGTTGGTCGCGGGGTTGAAGAACGACGCGAATTCGACTCCTCCGTCACGTTTGCCACCGATCCTCTCGTACCCGCTCTTATCGATGCCGGTTACCTCAAGCGGAGAATTTCCGCCTTGAATACTGCTAAGGCTGCTGATATCACCCGACAGGTCGTAGCCACCAACATAAAGCTGGTCGCCAAGCCCGCTCTGCTTAGCCATTGGCGCTCCTTACGATGGCGCTCGCTGCCGTCTCCCAATGGAGCTTGATGGCGTCAGGAAGGTCTTCCCAATTCGGCATACGGTCACCTTGGAAGTTCTTCCAATAGGCGTGCTCGCCGTATGCTTCGTACCCAATCTGCCCAAGGCTTTTCATGGCGCCTGACCCCACAAATCATTAACGATCAATGGAAGGGTGATGTCCATCACGCGGAAGAGCTTGCCGTCCTGGTTCAGGTAGCCGGCCCGAG